TTTAGTTTGTTGGTTTGGAGGCAAACCTTTTAGATGATTGCTGAAGGATTTTTTCCCACACTTATATATGCAGAAGATGTTAAATTAGATAATCAACAATTAGCTAATGACATTATTGCTTGGTCTAAACAAAACCCAGGTGTTAAAAAAACAAATGTTAATGGCTGGCATAGTGAAACTAATATGCATGAGTTACCACAATTTAAATCGTTGGTAGATGAGTTATTTAAAATGCAACACCAAGTATTTAAAGCAGAATGGTTAGATAAAGAACCAGTATTAGGTAATATGTGGGCTAACATAAATTATAAAGGTGGTTACAACAGACCACATATACATCCCAATAGTTTATTTAGCGGTGTATACTATGTAAAATCACAACCTAATTCAGGTAAACTTGTGTGTAATGATCCAAGACCAGGTATACAAACAAATATGCCTACAAGAGTTAAAGGACAACCCCCGAAACATTTGTGGAGAGAAATCCACTTAGAACCAAAAGAAGGTAGAATACTTATGTTTCCTGCATGGTTGTGGCATTGTGTTGAACCTAATGAATCAAATGATATAAGGATATCAGTAAGTTTTAATTTTATACAAAATGGCTTTCAATAAATATCAAGTAATCAAAGGTGCAGTTAGCTATGAATTAGCTAACTTTATATTTAACTATTTTCTACTTAAACGTGATGCGGTTAAGTATATGTATGAAAATAATATTACTTATGACAATGGTATGCTTGGTACATGGACCGATAAGCAGATACCCAATACTTTCTCATGTTACGCTGATAATGTAATGGAGACTTTATTAGTCAAGATGCTACCAGTCATGGCCCAAGAAACAGGATTAGATTTAGTGCCAACTTATTCATATGCAAGAATATATAAAAATGGTGATGAATTAAAAAGACACAAAGATAGACCTTCTTGTGAGATATCTACTACGTTAAATTTAGGTGGTGACCCTTGGCCTATATTTATAGATGGTACAGGTGCAGATTCTGTCATCGATGAGTATAAAAATATACATAAACCTAACGCTCCAAAAGGTACGAAAGTCTTGCTTGAAGTAGGTGATATGTTAGTATATAGTGGCTGTGAACTCGAACATTGGCGAGAGCCTTTTGAGGGTCAAGTTTGTGGTCAAGTGTTTTTACATTATAACCACAGAAATGGTCCGTTCGCTGAAAAAAATAAGTTTGATAAACGACCATTATTGGGTATTCCACCAATAAGGAATATGTAATAGGATGAGGTTATATGCTACAAAAAATAGGATTCCAACCAGGATTCAATAAACAGATTACAGAGACCACAGCCGAAGGACAATGGGTTGATGGTGACAACGTACGTTTTAGATATGGTACACCTGAAAAAATTGGTGGTTGGTCACAATTAGGAGAATCCAAACTTACAGGAGCTGCAAGAGCTTTACATCATTTAGTCAATAAATCAGGAAACAAGTTTGCAATCATAGGTACAAACAGAATTTTATACGCTTATACAGGTGGTGTTTATTATGATATTCACCCTATTAAAACTACAACAACTTTATCAAATGCATTTAGTACAACGAATGGTTCGCCAACAGTCACGATAACATTTAGCACGGATCATAACATTCAAGAAAATGATATTATTCTTTTAGATAATTTTACAGCAATAACTAATTCTAATTTTTCAGCATCAGACTTTGATGATAAAAAATTTATGGTAACAAGTGTACCAACAGGAACAACTTTAACTATCACAATGCCATCAGCAGAAACTGGTTCAGGAGCTACAACATCTGGTGGCATTAGAGTACAGCATTACTATCCGGTAGGACCTGCAGAACAATTACCTGGTTTTGGTTGGGGACTAGCTTCATGGGGTGGAACTGTAACAGGTGAAGCAACGACTACTTTAAATGGGGGTATTAATGATTCAACTACAACTATTGTTTTAACTGATGCATCTCAGTTTCCAAGTTCAGGTACAAACTTTATTCAAATAGGAACAGAAGAAATTTCATACACAGGTATATCAACAAACACTTTAACTGGAGTTACAAGAGGTGTTAGAAATACAACAGCTGCAACACATTCTAATGGTGCGACTATATTAGATAGTTCAGATTATATTGCATGGGGTGAAGCTGCATCGGGTGATTTAGTTGTTGATCCTGGTTTATGGTCTATTGATAATTTTGGAGATAAAGTAATTGCACTAATTCATAATGCACAAGTATTTGAATGGGACTCCAATGCAACAAATGCTGTAACTAATAGAGCAACTATTATTGCAGGTGCACCAACAGCGTCACGGGATATGTTAGTCTCTACTCCCGACCGTCACTTAGTATTTTTTGGAACAGAAGAAACTATCGGTGATCCAACAACTCAAGATGAAATGTTTATTAGATTTTCAGATCAAGAAGATATTAATACTTATCAACCAACAGCAGTTAACACAGCAGGTACACAAAGACTTGCAGATGGATCAAAAATTGTAGGTGCGGTTAGAGGTAGAGATGCAACTTATATTTGGACAGATACATCTTTGTTTACTATGAGATTTATTGGTCAACCCCTTACTTTTGGTTTTCAACAAGTTGGAACTAACTGTGGATTAATTGGGCAGAACGCTGCATTAGAAGTTGATGGTGCTGCGTATTGGTTTTCAGAAAATGGTTTCTTTAAATATTCTGGTAATTTAGAAACGATGACATGTTTAGTAGAGGACTTTGTTTATAATGATTTAAATACAACAGCTAATCAATTAATTAATGTTGGGTTAAATAATTTGTTTGGAGAAATTACTTGGTTTTATTGTACAGAAAGTTCAACTGTAATTAACAGATGTGTAACTTATAATTATATGGACTCATCTCCACAAAGACCTGTATGGACAACAGGAACTTTAGCAAGAGGCACGTGGCAAGACTCATCCGTATTTGGTTTACCTCACGCAACATATTTTAATGCAGATGATAATGCATCATTTGATGTAGTAGGAAACACTGAGGGAAGCACAATATACTTTGAACACGAAAAAGGAACTGATCAAGCTTTAGCAAATGGTGTGACCGCAATTACTTCTAACATTGAATCAGGAGATTTTGATATTACACAAGCAAGATCATCTACAGGACAACAAACAGGTGTTGCAACATTTAAAGGAGATGGTGAATTTCTTATGAAGATTAGAAGATTTATACCTGACTTTTTATCTCAAACAGGTAGTACTCAAGTAACACTACAACTTAGAAACTATCCTAATAGCTCTCAATCAAGTTCACCCTTAGGTCCATTTACTATTACAAGTTCTACCGAAAAAGTGGACACTCGTGCAAGAGCAAGAGCTATATCTTTAAAAGTAGCAAATACAGCTGTTGGTCAAAGTTGGAAACTAGGTACATTTAGATTAGACACACAACCCGATGGACGTAGATAATGGCTAAAGTAACAGTAGTATTTACAAGACCTAGTAAAGAATATAAACAACAAGATGCGGATTCTTTAGTAAGAGATTTAGACGGATTAATTGAAAAATTAAACTCTACGTTTCAACAAGATTTAAGAGATGAACAACAAAGGTTTACTTGGTTCATGAGTAGTGGAAGTACAACATAATGGCTAATAGATATAAGAACGCACAATTTGATTTAACAACAACAGATGCTACAGATATTTATACTGTACCTTCTGAGTCTAGAGCAATCATACAAAACATACATGTAGCTAATGTTGGAGTAGGGAACACGGAAATAAAAGCTTTTATATATGATACGTCTGCAGGTAGAGCTTATCAGTTTGCAGAGCATACTGTTAATGCAGGTAATTCAAAGTCTATATCTGATGGTACAATCATATTAGAAGAGAGTGACAAATTACAATTACAATCAGCAACAGGTGATATATTTGAAGGCACAGTATCAATATTAGAAATTGACAGAACATAGGAGGAAAATGCAAGTCATAAAACCAGAAAAAATAATTGAAACAATAACTAACCTTAAAACAGGCGAGAAATATAACGATGATAATGAGTGGAAATCAAAGGGTATACCTGAGACAGACATTCGAAGAGACATAAAAGTTATTATGCCGAGCCTTGATATTTTCGGTAAAACCAAATAGAATAGTAAAATGGCCATTACAAACGCACAGCAATATCAGCAACTAGTAAACAAACCAGCAGGTAATAAAAGACCTGGGTATAAAGGTAGGGATAGAGATTTTCAACAAAGAGGTGCGAGTAAATCTGATTATGCAGCTAAAACCAATGATAACAGACAAACTTATAATGTTGATAAAAAAAATGTAAAAACAGGTCCTAATCCAACCGATACAAGAACATTAACAAGTGAAGATTATGATAGAGGTCAGTCAAATTTTAGAGAACAGTTTAATGATTATTCTGGTGGAGCTAGAATGCTTGATTCAGCTTATTCAACTTTAGGTCAAAGAAACAATCAAAAATACCAAAACAGACTTTTTAATACAAGAAGAGAAAATATAATTAGGCAATTACAAGCAAAAGGTCTTTTAACTAATGAAGATGAGGACATGACTGTTGAACAATTAAGAGATACATTTCAAAACTCTACTGATATAGTAGGAGCTGATTACGGTGATCGTACCATGAAAAGTTTTGATGAAATTCCTACTATACAAGAATTGGTAGACAAAGGTTTTTATAAAACAGGCGGAGCCTTTGATAACGACCCTAACAACCCTAATTATAAAAAAGATAGAATACCTCAACCTTTTAATAAAATAGATGTAGCAAACGTTCCTGGAGGTATGCTTACAAAAGGTGCTGCTACACTTGCAAATCTTTTTGGTGAAAAAATGTCAGGACCTTTAACAAGTGAATATTTAGGAAAACAATTTGATGAATTGGAAGGTATAGGTTCTATACCTTTTGATTATAATAGAGACACTTCTATTAAAGGTTTAATGAAAGAATATGAGCCTAATAGATATGAAAGAGAGTATGGAGACAAAACAGGTGGTGAAGGAATACAAGATCCATGTAAAGGACCCAACCCACCAGCATATTGTTTTGTTGGTAATGATACTACAGAAGATGCAACACCAGAAGTAGAAGAAGATGAAGTTATTAATTACAGATTAATG